AGATAATTTACTACCTTGGGAAAAAGAGATATATGTAAGTATGTTGTCTAATTATATAAAAGAAGAAAACGAGAAACGCCAGAGGGAGGCTAACAAATAATGGAAGAAATAAAAGTTGCAGAACCAAAACAAAAGATTAGTGTTGATTTAGAAGTTGACACTTCAATTAAAGATTTGGGTGTAAATCCATATGCGAAATTAATACATCTTGCGAGAGCAGTTGACAGTTGGAGAATATTTCCTAGAGTATTCATATCAACATACATTTACTTATTATACAAAGTAGTAATTTGGTATATGAATTTAGAAGGACCCACTATGGAACAAAGTGGTTTAGTATCAATAGTTGTTGGTGCTGGAGCAGCATGGTTTGGTTTATACACAGGTAGTAGAGCAAAATCGGATAAAAAATAATGGCATTACCTACACTAGCAGATAAAATAGACGCAGTTGAAGATAAGATAGAAAAAGAAAATATCGTATCTCAAATTGCTCAAGCAGTATTTAAAAGTGCTAAAATTAGTAGTGAAGCCGCTGCTAAATTTGCTGTTGCTCCTAGTGTACCACAAATGGTTGATGATGTATTAGAAGATTTAAAAAGTGGATCAATACAAAAGTTTAATCAAGCAATGGACAAACTTGATAAACTAGTTAGAACTTTAGGTATAGATTTAAAAAAATATAACAAAGAACTTGCTAACTTTGCTGAAAAACGAGAAGAAAAAATAATCAAATCTGAAGAAAAAATACAAACATTAAGAGAAAAAAATATTGTAGCACAGATAGAAAAGTCTGGTGATATAACAATATTATCTCAAAAAGAAATAGAAGATAAACAAAAAGATTTAAGAGATACAGAAAAAAAGATTAAAGACCTAGAGAAGAAAATAGCAAAAGATACAAAACAGGTACAAGACCCAGGTCTATTTCAAAAAGAATTAAAAACTACTGCTCAGTTTAATAAAAAAGAAGAAATCAAAAGAGATATAGTAGAATTAGAAGAAAAGAAAAAAGAAAGAGACCAAGCAAAACAAGTATTAGGTAGTAGAGGTGATGAACAACCTGGTATATTACAAAGAGGTAGAGAAGGTGTTAGTAATTTTGTTGATGAATATGTGCCTACACCTATAGCTGATGTAGGATCAGCATTTGTAGAAGGACTTATGGGTCCTGTTAAAGCTGTAAAAGAATTAGGTAGTGTATTTGGTGGATTACTAAAACCATTAAGAATATTCAAACCACTATTAAAAGGATTAATGGGTGGGTTAAAGAAATTTGCTTTAGGTTTAAAGGCAGCTTTTGTGTCAATGTTACCTTATATTGCTATTGTTTCGCTTGTAGGATTAGCATTATATGGGATATATAAATTGTATAAAAAATTATTTCCAGACGCGGAAAGTGTTGAAGAAATAGCTAAAAAACAAGCAGATGATGGTAACTTACGACAATCCGGATTTACTGAGAAAAGTATTAAAGAAAAACCAAAATTCCTAGGAAGAAATGCTCGAGGAAAAGTTAAATTAGAGGATGGAAAAATAAAAAAGGTAGAAGAAACTGAAAAAGATTTAAAATCTCAAACGGAAATGCCTGAAGATAAATTAAAAACAGAAATAATACCAGGTAGTTATTTAGATAAAATTCAAAAAATAGATAAAAGACAAAGTAATTTTATGAAACCAGAAAATAGAACAAAGTTACAAGTACCAAAAGAACTAACACTTCCTGAAGAAACTAAAAAAGAATCAACAAATAATGTTTCACAGGTAGTAGATGCTTCTCAAAAGGTACAATCGGATACTATTGTTGCTGGTGGATTAGATGGTGTGTCTAATAGAGATTTTCAAAATCACATATTACAAACAGTCTAATAACTTCCTAAATCTTTTTCAGTAATTAATTTAAACTTTGCATTATTATCATCAGCATATCTTGTTGCTGCTTCCCATTTCGCTCTATTCTTAATATACTCAAAACTAGAACGCATAAATGCTCTTGTTTTCTTTGTAGGTGTTTTTGGAGGTTTACATTGACGAGATGGTTTAATCTCAATCAGTATTTTGTCGCCTTTGACTGTACGAACTATGAAGTCAGGGTAGTATCTATGGTACTTTTTGTCCACTGGATTATAATATCTAATCGCTAATTCTTCACTTGCCCAATGTGTTATGTCAGGATTACGGTCACAATATAGCATGAACTTACGCTCTAATAATGAACGATAGACTATTCTATTAACATCACCTACATATTTCTTTGGGTTCGTAGGGCGATATAAACCTTTATAAGACTTCTTCATTTTGTTATAAATATACTCATAAGGATATTTAGATGAGTTTTACAAGTAAGGTTTCAAACATAATCAAAACAAGAGTTGCTAGTAACTTAATGAGTGGATTCAATAACTCCATCAAAGGAGCTATGGGTCAACCAAAAAAACTTGCTGCTAAACTGGCGAACAAATCACCATTAGATTTATCAAAAAGTCCAGTTGCACATATGGAGCCAGTAAATAATCCATACAAGTACGGTGCGGTATATTATCCACAAGAAACATCTCAATTAGGAGATGGACATTACATCATATTTGATATTATGGAAAATTTGAAGACAGGATATGGTAATACACAAAATTACAAATTTGGTGGCGGTAAAACTTATCCTAAATCCATGGGTCAAGTTGGCGAGAGAAAAAGAAACAGATCAAAAAAAATGTCTGAACTAAAAAAGTTTGGATTTGATACGAATAAAGCAAGAACACAAAATAGTGGAATAGCAGTTTCTAATCCTACACATACAACTACAATATCAGATAGTATTATTTTATATACACCACCTCAAGGAACAAAGTTTGATTACAAAGTTAATTTTGAAGGTATGGACACAGGTATCGCTGGACAATTACTTGGACTACTAGATGGTAAAAATTTAGTCGCTAAATTAAAAGATGCTGGTCAAGCTTTTTTAGAAGGAATTACTACGGCTGCGTTAGAAATCGTTGTACCAGGATTTGGTGGCGCAAAAGATAAACGTAGAGGTAAATCTGTTAATCCTAAAGCAGAATTTGTATTTAAAAGTGTGCCATTTAGAAGTTTTACTTACCCATTTGAGTTTGCACCAAAGAACGAAAAAGAAAAAGAAGATGTACAAAAAATCATTAGCATATTAAAATTTCATATGCATCCAGAAAAATTTGGAGCAGGTTTCTTACTAGCGCCTAGTGAGTTTCAAATTACATATATGTACAAAGATGGTCCTAATATGTACATACCTAAAATTAGTAGATGTGCGTTAACAGATATGAGTGTGGACTATTCACCAGAAGGTGTGTTCACTACATTTAAAGGTGACGCCAAAGGTGCTCACCCAGTATTAACTAAAATGGATTTGTCATTTACAGAGATGGAAATTATGACAAAAGAAACAATAGCAGACGGTCACTAATATGTATTTCTCACAATTTGAACAAGGTTATTATGATTTAAAAGGTGATGGTAATGAAAAACTAGTCACTGATTTAATGACTCGTGTTAAGGTCAGAGAAAAAATTATAGAAGAAGCAAGTCTATATGATAAGTATGATATACCAAGTGGCGAAAGACCTGAAGACACAGCATTTAAACATTTTGGTTCTTCACAATATCATTGGGTTATATTGATGACAAATAATATTACAGATGCTTATTATGAATGGCCTATGAGTGAACAAACATTTGAAGCATTTCTAAAAGACAAATACACTAATCCAGACGCTATTCATCACTATGAAGTATCACAATCAAGTGGTAGAACATCAGGACAAGGACCAGATGATTATTCTTACCTAATAGAAGTAAACAGTGATGCCACAGGCGCACAATCGGTTTCTAATAGAGAATACGAACAAAGACTACAAGATCAGAGAAGACAAATACAATTATTAAACCCATTATACCTAAACACATTTTTGGAAGAATTTAACGAATTAGTGAGAACGTAATGCCAAGTTTATATGAAAATGATAGACCTGGAGCATTCCAACTATCAGAAGTAAATCTTATATCATACAAGTCACCTGATGGATCAGGAATTCCAGCTAGATTAGACATAAGAAATTTGATTATGGAGTTTAACATTTATGAAAGTTTAAATAGTAATTTTATTACAGGTGATATAACCTTAACAGATGGTACAAACGCCATACAAGAACTACCGCTAACAGGATATGAGAGAATAGAGTTTTACTTTAGATCGCCTGGTACAGATAAAGGTTTTAATTTCTCTGTTAAGAATGGTCACCCTATGTTTGTATACAGTCTAAAGAATAGACAAGAACTAAATCCTAGATCGCAAGTATATACATTAAGATTTTGTTCTATGGAAGCAATCAGAGATCATCAAACAAGAGTATCTAAAGCATTTACTGGTAACATAGATCAAATGGTTACAGACATCTGTATCAATCATTTAAAAACTAAAAAAGATATATTGGTAGAAGAAACAAAAAGTAATCATAAATTTGTCATACCTAGAATAAAACCAACAAAAGCGATAGATCAATTAAGAAAAAACGCTAGATCGTTACACTATGAAAACAGTGGTTTTATATTCTTTGAGAACGCAACTGGCTTTCAATTTAAATCATATGAAGGACTGTTCTGTAAGAAGAATGGTACACCTAGAGAAGTCAAAGCTCACTATGCGCCTAAGATAAAAAACACTGGTGAGAATGACATTTACATGCTACAATCAGTAGAAGATTATAGAATCTTAAAACAATATGACACACTAGAAAACACAGCTCATGGTGTATATGCAAGTAGATTAATTACACATGATCTATTTAACAAAACATTTAGTGAAACAGATTTTGATTACAATTTAGAATATAGTAAACAAAATCATTTAGAACAAGACGCAAAGGGTGGAATACGAGGTGACAATAGTATATTGCCATTGTTTAATTACGACACAGGTGATTCATTTGATACAAAGTTTGAGGGTACAGTTTTCTATCAATCTAAAACAAGTAAAGTACATGACACATACGAATTACCAGACAGTAAGAACATATTACAAAAGAGAGTATCACAACATATCGCCGCAAATCAATTAGTCATAGAGATTACAGTACCAGGACATACAGAAATACAAACTGGCGACATAGTACATTTTACATTGCCAGATTACTCTACACCAGACGATACAAATACAACTGGCGAAGACAAATACATTACAGGAAGATACTTAATAAGGGCCGCTAGACACCATGTTTCAGCGTTAAATAAACGTCATACAATGGTATTAGAACTAGTTAAAGATAGTTTTAGTAAAGAATATCCAGACGAGGATCAGGACCTATGGACTAATAACGAACAACAAGACGGATTACTTTACAGCGCTACGGAGGTTGATGATTTTACATAACACTCCGAGAATCTCGCTAGAATCGCTGCTAGAGCGTGTAGGAAGAACGCTAAGGCGGTGGCTATGAGAGAATATATAACTAAACATATGAAAGAACAACTTTCACAATATAAGAGGATATAATGAATATTAAAGAACAAGTTAAGACAATCATAGATGACTACTCACAAGCTAGGGACATATCCATGGAGTACAACAAATACGATGGTTTCTTTAAGGGACATAGAGGAACCGAAACGCCATGGAACTTTGTAAAACACCCGTTTTTACTTAAAGTTAAGGGCCTTCTTGCGAGAGTAAGACTCATTAAAGTGGGTAAATAGTGTTGAGTGCCACCTTGCGTACACTGTTTTTAAATGGTAACTTATAGCGCATGGTGACCTGATTAAAACGAGAGGACTATCGGTAAAAAAAAGATGAACAATGATAAATTTTTAGGACACAACGGTTTTCTGTGGTTCGTTGGCGTTGTGGAAGATAGACAGGATCCGCAATATACTGGACGAGTACGAGTTAGATGTTTAGGACATCATACAAGTAATAAGAATACTTTACCGACATCTGATCTTCCATGGTCACAGGTGGTTCTCCCAATTACTTCTAGTGGTATCTCTGGTATAGGTCAAACGCCGTTGGGTCTAGTCGAAGGCTCTTGGGTGTTTGGATACTTCCGTGATGGTAACAATAGACAAGAACCGTTAGTCATT